TCCTCCAGTTTCCGTAGGATGGTGTCGTGGGCTTCCGACCCGGTTTGTTTCCGGGACAGTCCACCAAACTGTGGCTCCAGTAGGTACAGCTTCACGAGTACGGGAAGGGCGCCCGCCAAAGCCACCATGGGCGCATCGTCTGCGGCATAGCCTGCAGTACAGTCTATGTAGATGCTCCCTGGTGCAGTGCACCACGGGCCGGTACGCTTCTGAAGCCAGGCACCGTGCGTTGGTAGGAAAACGTCCTCGTCGTTGTCCACAGCTGCATCGTACCGCAGCACTGTCAAGTCGATGCCGCACTCGGTAAGTGTGGACACATCCGTGATGGGCCAGTTGGGGAGGAGCAGCATGTCCGTCCCGTCGCCATGCGTGCGAAGTGTTAGGCGTCCCTGCCTTGGGTCGCGGCCGAGAAAGCTCAGCACGAAAGCACTTGCCGCATTGCACGCATCCTCAACCAGCGTCGCTTCCGACGGCTTCACAACCTGGAACCGCCGATACTGGTCAGGCGTGATCAACGGTGTGGTAAGCATACTACCCCTCCCCAGTGCGGTTACCGGTTATCCACGTAGTTGTTCCCCACGCCAGGCGCGCTCGCCGGGAACGCACGGACAGCCAGTACCGACAACACAGCGCCCGTAGTGCCAGCGCCGGGACACGCCACCCGAAGGTAGCGTTTACCGCCCACATAGCCGAGGCTCTTGACTGTGTTGCTGTCAGTGCTGGCAATGTTCGTGAACGCTGTCAGGTCGCCCAGGACGTCCGTGGTGCCCACGTCCACAAACGTGGTACCGTCGTCGCTGTGCTTCACCGTCAGCGTCTGGGCATCCGTCACGGTCGCCGTACAGCAGACCAGTTCCGCGCCGTCGTAGCCCTTCATGTCGATGGTCACCGTAGCACTCGACGTACCAGACTTGTACGTACCGGGAGCCACAGCAACCACCGGAGAACAGTTATGGTGAAGGTCTCGCATCATGTCTCCTTTCTACACCCCAACCTTAGGCCGACAGGTTCAGCACCTTGATGGCCTCGGGGAGGACAACCTTGCCGCCCACGCGCTTACGGAAGACGAAGCGCACCATACCACTAGTCGCCTGCGTGTACGGATCACGCAGGACCGAGATCGACAGGCGGTCGACAATCTGGTAGCCCTGCTTGAAGTCGCCAATGGCTACCGCAAGGGCCCCCGTACCCACAGCAGGCATGTCCGGACACAGCCGATAAGGGTGCCCCAAGATGGTGGGCACAATGCCCACGGTGGCCGTAGCCGAACGGTCGAGGGCAGGCGCCCAAATGTACTCGCCGTTTGCCTTGAACTTCCTGATGATGGACAGGGTGGACCGACGGAACAGCCAGACGGCGTTGTTCCAGTAGGGCTCCTTGAGTGCCAGCATCAGGTCGATGAGGTCGTCGCAGTCGAAGCCCCCGTTCGTGCCAGACTTGATCACTTCGCAGCCCTGGCTGGAATCCAAGAACCCAAAGGGCTTGCCCACACCCGAGCCGTTGACGAACGCGGTGGCTTCGCAGACACCAAACTGTTCGCCCGCGTCCTGGTTGAGCTCGGCCTCCAGGTTGTACGACGTGTCCTCGAGGTCCTGGTTGCTGATGTCGACCACCGCGGACATCTCGTGGCACACGATCTCTTCACGGCCGAACCCAAACGTGTTCTGGCCATCCGGCCGACTCCCAACCTCCGACACCCACGCGGCCGCCGTCACACCCAACTTCTTGGGGATCGACACACCCCGCTGGCTGGTAGTCCGTACGCTGGCCAACTCCCGCAGGGGGCTGTGCTCCACGGAGAAGCGGATGATCGCGTTCACCTGCTCCATGGGGGCCAGGTAACCGCCACGCGTGTCGTCGCTGGCCACCAGCGCCTTACGCTCTTCGGGGGCCAGTCGCGCCTCCCCGGCACGCAGGAAGTGGTCGTAGGCCTTACGCTCCAGTTCGCGTGACTCGTTCTCCTCCTTTTCTGTGTTGCCGTCCGGCACGCGGTTCAGCTTCGTTTCGAGGTCATCCAGGCGCTTGTTGATCTTGTCGAGTGCCGACTTGGTCTCGACCGACTCCGCACCGTACTTCTTGACCTCCGCCTCGGCGGTTGCCATGTAACTCTTGGCGTCCTCCCAGGCCTTCTTCTGTTCCTCCAACAGTCGCTTGATCTCCTCCGGCTCCATTAGGCCCTCCTTACTACAACAACAACACCACACAACTTGCCACCCTGTGCCTTAGCGGCGGGAGGACGGCGTCCTGTTACCGAGACCGCACCCACGTGCGGTGTGGCTTTCCACAACATGCTCATCGCCTCTCCAACGCACCCAACCGGCGCGCGGCATAGAACTCGCGCATCTCCCGACTCAGTCGGTGGAGGTGCATGTCCCTGGACAAGGCCTGCAGTTCCTCGAGCACCTCAGGCAACCACAGCAAGTCCTGGGATGCATCGCGTTCACTCTTCACGTCCGACACCCTAGCGTCCTCCATGGCGGGCCACAGGACAGGCGACATCTCGTAGAGCTTGACCTCCTGCAGTACCCGGTCCACACCCCGACGACCGGAAAACTGGAGTGCCTGGAAGCCAATGCTGGTGGCGTTGATGATCCCTGCACGCATCAACGCACGGGCCTCAGCGGCCTTGGGGATCTCCAACTCCAGCTTCGCCTCGAAGCGTACCCCCTTGGAGTCCGTCCACAGGCGTGCGCCGCCGATGGGGGAGTTCTCATCGTGGTTGAACAGTACCGGAATGGGCTTGCCTTTCTTCTCCCAACTGTCCAACGTCCTGTTGAAGGCGCCCGGTGCAATGATGTCGCCGTTGAGGTCACGCTTGTTGAAGATGGCGCAGTAGCCCCGGAAGATGCCTTGTTCTTCCAGGTCCTTCGTTTCGATTGGTACTCGGACGTCCTTCGTCTCTCTTTCCACGGCCACCCTCCTTATGCCGTGCGCACACTAAAGCCTAGCACACACCCGCAATTGGGATGCGGCTCGGGGGGCGCAAGGTATCCACCGGGGAACGGCGCATCCAGTTCCACACGGACACCATCCAACTCTTGGCACGTCTCGCAGCTGTTAGCTGCAGCAATCCACTCCTTCAAGACCCCGTCGGGGGCCTTCCCATCACGCACAGCCTGGCGCACACTCTCCAGTGCTGCCCGGTTTACCGACGACGCCATCTCCGTGCGGGCAATGGCCAACGCTCGGGCTTGTATCAGCTCTTGTGCCCGCTGGACAATGGCACGGAAGGGCACAGCGGTGGGACTGCCCTGGTCACGAAGCCCGCGGGCAAAGTTTAGCAACCACCCCACGCCCTGCGGCGAGAGTCCCAAGCCTGCCCGTACCAACTGTGTGGCCAGCTCCCCGGTCGGCACAGGGCTGAACAGGGTGGCGTTGGCTACAAGTGCCCCGATGACCGTGCGTTGCTCTTCGGTAAGGTTCGTGACCAGCCGCCCATACTGGTCGGCCAGGAGTCGTAGCAAGGACTGGGCTGGCGGAAGCTTCAGGGCAGCACACCACTCCTGGGCAGCCGGCAGGGCAAACTTCTTCACGATCTGGTCGGCGGCCCGCTGCAACTCCTCCCGTAGCGCATCGACCACAGATGCGGGCAGGGCACCACGCCCCAGTAGGTGGTCGCCCACCGACGCGGGGATCTCTGCCGCCACACGGCGGTAGGCCTGCAACAACAGGCGGGCAATGTCGGTTTGGTGGTCTTCGCTGAGGCGCTGGAGTAGTTGCTCCAAGTCGTGTTTGTTGTTCCGGAACCACCCCTGCCACATCTTCTACTCCTGTGTCGTCCTTGGGGCTGCCGAGCTGGTCCCTAGGCCGCCCGTCAGCAGCGCCTCGAACGTCTGGAGGCCAACAGGGAGCAACAACTTGTCGCCGTTCTTGGGTAGTGGCTCATAGCCCACAGCGGCCCGCTTCTCGTCGGGCGTCAACCACCAGGCCTCGCTCAGGCGGCTGTAAACCGCACCCTGCTCCTCCTGCAACGCCTCGATGTCGTCGGCGTCGTACTTGACGGTGATGTCCTCTCCAGGGTACCACAGTGACAGTTTGTGGTTGACCTCGCTGATGAGGTTGTCCATTAGTGGCAGCACCGTGTCTATGTAGAAGGAGGCGCGGGCCTCCTTGTAGTTGGCGTACTTCTTCTGGGCCACGTCGCCCAACATCTCGGGTGGCACCCCTAGGCAGATGGCAATGGTGCGCAACGCGGTGTGGAACAAGTCGTGGTAACTCATCTCCTGGGGCGTCAGCCCCACCTTCTGTGCTTCGACTGGGCCTTCCAGGACTAACTTCCAGCCCGCATGTTGGGCACCCTGTCGGGCTTTCAGTCCCTCCCGAATCCGCTCCCAGTCGATGGTCCCTTCCAGGGCACTGTCCTTCGCTGCCAAAATTAGGCCAGGCAGCCCCCCATTGTTCAACACGGCCAAGTTGAAGTCAAAGATGGCGTCGATGGTGTCGATAGCCTTCCGGGCTGCGTAAGCTGGCGGCTGCCCACGAAGTGCTGAGAGGGGGTTGGGGTTGGTGCTGCGCCACCAGAGCATGCGGTCGGGGGCAAAGTTTGCTTGTGCGCTGCCCTGGCGGTACTCAAACGCTGCAATCTCTCCCATGCGGGCCTGCGGCGGACGACGGATGCTTACGTAGTTAGGCGGCAGTACATAGATCTCCCGGGGCGGCCCTTCGGTTGGCCCCACAGCGCCCGCAAAGGCCTCGCCAACCAGCTCCAGGTGCGTGACTACCTGCTCCAAGAACTGGGCACGTGTCTGTAGGGGGTTGGGGCGTTGAAACAGTTGCACCGCAGGGTGGTCTGCCTCCAACTCGTCTTCACCACGGTAGAAGATCCAGTTGATGCCGGCACAGGCGCGTGCAATGAGGCTGATGGCTCGGTACAACACCGCGTTGCCTTGGTACCCGTCTTGGACCCACCTACCGTAGTCCCACGTCGCGGTCTCTGTCCCTTGGTTGGGGGCCAGGAGTACCGTGCTAGTTGCGGTGCCTGTCTTGACCTCGTTCCGACCCCACCATGTCCACGGTTTGTACCAACTCCCCCGCATTTGGCCACCTAATCCAAGTAAAAGGCGTTGGCTGGACGCTGGTTTAGTGCCAGGAACGCCGAGACAAAGGCATCCACTTGGTCGTCGTGGGCATCCTGGACGCCCGTAAAGCTCAGGAGTTCAGACAGGAACGGGTCAACCCAGGTCTTGTTCTTCGGCAGGAGCACCTTCCCCTGATTCCAAGCTGCAGCCGGCTCTTGGGCCCGCACAAACTTGTCGCCTGTAAACGGCAACAGCGTGACCTTGGCCCCCTGCGTACGTACCATGTAGTCCCGAATCCCCCGCTCCGAACCCGCGCCATGCCAGTACGCGGGACACCCGTACGTTTGGTTGTACTGGGCCACCAGGGCACCAAACCGCTCGCTGGTAGTTTGCAGGCGA